ATGGCCGTCCCGTTACCTCTTCCGTCAATGTCGCCGATTTCTTCGGCAAGCGACATACCCATGTTCTACGGGCGATAGAATCTCTTGATGTGCCTGATGATTTTCGACGGCCCAATTTTGGGCCGTCCTCGTATTTGAACGCTCAGGGAAAGCCTCAACCTATGGTCAACCTCACCCGCAAGGGTTTCACCATCCTGGCTATGGGGTTTACCGGCAAGGAGGCGATGCGCTTCAAGATCGCCTATATCGAGGCCTTCGACCGCATGGAGTCCGAGCTGTTGGAGCTGGCCTCCGGCGGTAGCCGCAAGACAGTTGACCTCAACCCCTACCGCCGCACCCTCTCTCCCTCCGGTCTCGATATCCGCTATACCCTCGACCTGACCAAGATCATCGTCAAACCAAGCAGGATGACCTTGACGCTCCTGGAGCGGATCACCGGCATCGACCTCTCTGATATCAGGGTGCAGGAGTCTTTCTCCTTGTCCAGGGCAGAAGAGTCTGTCCAGAGATTCCTGGTTGAATGCTGCCGGGAGGCTGAGGGCGCTCGCACTCAATCATCAATCCTGTACGGGACTTTTGTTCAGTGGCACGAGGCCAACGTCGAGGGGTACACCCCCGGCATTGTCACCTTCTCCCGGATTGTCGCCACCTGTTACCAGCGGAAAAAGAGCAATGGTACCTGGTTTGTCGGCGTTGAACTGCGGGGAGAGGAGGTGACAGCATGATGATTTCTAAGCAAGAGATAGCTGAGTTTATCAGCAGAAGCAGTGAAGTGGAGAGGGCTCTCAGCCATTTGGCCAAAGGATTCAAATTGATGGAAGATCGTCAGATAGACAGGCCCATACTTATGACCGCCTTGCGTCTGGCTGATGAACAGTTGCGGGGGTATCGAACCCTGCTCCTCGAGGCGAAGGTTGATGTCAATAATGTCCATCACCGGCCCAAGGCCAAGCTGTACCTGTTCAGCGAACATGGCCGAAAGGCTCCAGAAATGAGAAGGGCGGAATAAGCATGACGGAAAACTTCTCCACCAAGAAGGCGGCACTGGAACACCTGCAGGCCGATGGCTGGCAGATCAGCCAGTCGCAGTTTTACAAACACTGCAAGCAGATGCTGCTGCGGCCGGAAAAGGAAGGTGGCTACTCGCTGAAGGCGGTCGAGAAATACGCCGCCCTCAACCTGCGGCGCACCGAGACAGGGCAGAAGGTCAATGACAAGCTGGACCGGATGCAGGAGGAGCGGGCCGAGGTGGAGCTGGCCACGGCCAAGGTCAAGCTGGACGCAGAGCGGCACAACCTGGGGGTCAAGCAGTCGAGGTTTGTCCCCCGGGATGAATTCGAGCTGGCCATTGTCGCCCGGGCTGTCGCCTTTATGGCCCACCTCAACCACACCATCCAGGCAAACGTCCCGGACTGGATCGATATCGTCGGCGGTGATCAGGCCCGTGCCCCTGATCTGGTGGCCGCCATCTCCGAGGCCGTGGAGCAACGAATGGGCGATTTCGCCGCCGATGTGGAATTTGATGTGATCCTGGAGGCTAACTGATGAGCGAACAAGGAGAAAAAATAAACATGCAGACAACAAGCAAGGAATCAAACATCACCTGGCACCGAATAACCGATGAGTCCCTGCATCTACCCGATGCCTCCTCTCCCGTCCTGATTTATGATGAGGATCTGGATGACGTGACCCTGGGCTGTCTGGAGTGGGACGAGGACGACACCGTGTACTGGCAGGATGTCGCCACCGATCAGCGTCTGCCCAATCCTACCTGGTGGGCGGATGTGCCGTTCCCGGAGGATGTGTAACATGAATATCGCAATTGGAGAAAAGGCATTAATCACTACCGATAACTGGTTTTTCGCCCCAGATGGAAAGAGTTACCGGGCTGTGTTTGGGACGGTTAAAGGGGTAAAGTCCGCTGAAGAGACCCTGGGGATTAAGACAAACTCTAAAAGCACAAATTGGTATGTTGAGATTGGCAATATGACTTTGGCCGGTTGTCAGATTCATTACGCCATAAGGGCTGACAAATGCCACGATGGGAATGTGTTAAATTGGACATCTCCTCCAGAGGGTGGGGTGAAAGAGTTTGAACAGCCAAGCTCAATTTATTTCACGGACTAACCCCATGCCATCCCCCTGCGTCGATATCACCCGCACCCGGACCATCCGGCTGCGGACCGCCCCTGAGTGGCTGCCGGAGAAGTTCCGCCAGCGTCTGACCCGGCTGCGGATCTCGTTCCGCCCCTGCAAGGGTGAGCGGCACCTGCTGAAGCGGCGCAAGAAGGAAGCCCCTTCCGTCTGGGCCCCGAAAAACCGTACCGTCACCTATGGGCCGCTGAAAGGCAGCCGCTGGGACAACTCCTTCATGCCGCATATGCGCGGCATCATGGACGCCTCGTTTTTCCCCTCGGTGCGTATGATCGGCAATATCAAGGTGCCCCAGTCCGGCAGTTCCGCCGGGGCGGAAACGATGATCGGCTATATCGCCGACACGCAGCCGGGCGCGGCGCTGATCACCTACCCGGACCGCGACACCACGTCCAAACGCTCCACCGATTACCTGCAGCCGATGTTCCGCCAGTCGCCCCGGCTGCGCAAGCTGCTCACCGGTTCCAGTGATGATATGTCCTCCCTGCGTATCAACCTGCAGACCATGCTCATCTACATGGGCTGGGCCGGTTCGGTCTCCTCCCTCGGCAATGTCTCGGCCCGGTATCTGTTCGGCGATGAGATCGACAAATGGCCGGCCCAACCCTCCAAAAAAGAGGCACCCTCCCTGAAGCTGTTCCTGGAGCGGTATCGTTCCTACCGCTACGGGGCAAAATGCTGGCTGATCTCCACCCCGACCCTGGTCACCGGCCCCATCTGGCAATATTGCATCCATGAGGCCGATGTCCTCTTCACCTACCATGTCACCTGTCCCGATTGCGGGGCTCATCAGCCCCTGGGATTCGACCAGGTCCGCTGGCCTGAGGATGTCCGTGATCCGCAGCTGGTGGAACAGGGGAATCTGGCCGGCTACGTCTGCCTCGAGTGCGGTTCCGTCTGGTCGGATCGGCAGCGGGAAAAGGCCCTGCAGGCCGGAATCTGGCATGCCTACGGCAAGGGCGTTGACTGGGCGCGGGACACGGACTGCGGCAAGAAGGCCCTGGCCGGTGACGGCCGTGAGCTGATGACCTATCTGCGCGACGTCCACCCGGAAAAAATCGCCTTCCATTCACCGGGCCTGGTGACGCCATTAGTCGGGCACTCCGAAATGGCCGCCTCCTTCCTGCGCGGCCTCAAGAATGTGGGGGATATGCACTACTTCGACACCCAGATCCGGGGCGTCGCCCATATCCCCTCCCGCCAAAACCGCAAGGAGGACGCCATCTATGTCCTGGCCGATGACCGCCCGGAACGGCTGGTGCCGGGCATGGGGCAGGTTGCCGCCCTGGTGGCCACGGCCGATACCCAGGACAACGGCTTTTACTACCAGATCACGGCACTCGGCTGGGGGCTGGTCCAGGAGGCCTGGCAGGTGCGGTACGGATTCTGCACCACCTTTGATGAGCTGGCACAGGTCATGTTCACCGACACCTATCAGGACGCCGAAGGGCTCTACTACCCGATCCATCTGCTGGTGATCGATGCCATGGGCCATCGCACCAGTGAGGTCTATGATTTCACCCGCGCCTATCCTGGCCGCACCCAGGCCTACAAGGGTGGGGCAGGGCGGCGGGCCAATCCTCAGACCTGGTCCACCATCGACCGTTACCCAGGCACCAAGGTGCAGATCCCCGGCGGTGTCCGCCTGCTGACCGCTGACACCCACCACTACAAGGATCAGCTGGCCAGCCGCCTGAAGATCAAGCCGGACGATCCCGGCGCCTACCATCTGCTGGCCTCGGTCAATGATCAGGATGCCCATGGCCGGGATTTTTCGGCCCAGATGTGTGCAGAATATGTTGATGAACGAAATCTATGGCAGTGCCCGGACGGCAAGGCCAACCATTACTGGGACTGCAATTCGATGACGCTGGTTGCGGCGGATATCCTGCAGGTAAAATATTGGCAGAAAAGTTGAAACGCGAGGTGAAATGAAGATTACGACCATGATGAAAATTGCCGCAGCCAAGGAAAAGGCCGCCGCCGGTGTCGATTTCTCGCCCCGCACCGGCGCCCTCTGCCCCTGGTGCGAGACCAAGAGCAAAATATACCGGACGCTGCCCTGGGAGGATGCCACCCGCATCCGCTACCATACGTGTGAAAACGGAAAGTGCCCCCTGG